AGAGCTGCATACTTCATTAATTGGGGTGATGCAACAACGGTAACATATTCTGCAACTGCAGGAAGTGAAGATGTAATAACTGCATTAGGTGGTACACCTGTCGGTTATAAATATGAATTAAAAGGAACTTCAACATTTGAACAAACTTTAACTTCATCAAGAGAAAATGGAACTACATTTGTAGACCAAAAATTATCTTTAAGTATTAAAAAATTAACTATTGCTGACCACAAGCAGTTGAAATTATTATCTTACGGTAGACCACAAGTTATTATTGAGGATAACAACGGAAACTTCTTTTTAGCAGGTTTAACTAAAGGAATGGATTTAGTTACTTCAACTATTTCAAGTGGTGCTGCTATGGGTGATATGTCAGGATACAAAATGGAATTCCAAGGTATGGAACCTTTAGCTGCAAACTTTGTAACAGGTCCATTAACTACAGGTATCTTAGCTTCTATTGTTGAAGGTTCTGTAGCATAATTATTATTGTTTGTTTTTTTTTAAGAAGGTGTACTTTAATTAGTATGCCTTTTTTGTTTTAAAACAATTTTGTATTTAAATTATTAATATATAAAAATAGTTTATGATAATTTTAAAAGAACAAGGTACTGCACAAAGCATAACTTTCATACCACGTGAAATGAATGCTACAACTATTGTTTTAAGAAATGAAACTACAGGAACAGAAACTAATATATCTGCTGATTTTTATTTATCAGACTATTATATAACTGCTACAACTGTTTTTAGTTTAAAAGAAAATACATTTTATAATTTAACTATTAAAAATGGTAACAATATAGTTTATAAAGATAAAATCTTTTGCACAAATCAAGCGAATGATACATATACAGTTAATCAAAATCAATATGTAGCAAACGTAACAAACAACGAATTTAAAATTTATGAGTAATATATCAATAGTAAATTTAAGTGCTTATACAAGCCCTGTAATACAAGAAAATAAAAAGAATAATTACATTGAATACGGAAGTGATAACAATTACTTTCAATATTTAATTGATAGATATTTATATTCAGCTACAAATGGCGCTATTATTACAGGTGTTGCTAATATGATTTACGGAAAAGGATTAGATGCTTTAGATTCTAATAAAAAGCCAAATGAATATGCACAAATGAAATCTATTATTAAAGATTCTGATTTGCGTAAAATAGCTTTAGAACGTAAATTATTAGGAATGGCTGCAATGCAGGTCGTAATAGAAAAGAAACAAGTAAAACAAGTGCTTCATTTTCCTATGCAAACATTACGAGCTGAAAAATGTAATGATAGAGGACAAATAGAAGCTTGGTATTATCATAACGATTGGACTAAAAAGAAACCTAGTGAAGATGCAAAAAGAATTCCAGCTTTTGGTTTTGGTAACGGTAATGAAGTTGAAATATATGTTATACAACCTTATGTATCAGGTTTTGACTATTATAGTCCAATAGATTATTCTGGTTCTTTACCTTATGCTTTGCTTGAAGAAAACATAGCAGATTATCAAATTAACGATGTACAAAACGGATTTAGTGGTACAAAAGTAATCAACTTCAATAATGGTATTCCTTCTGAAGAAATGCGTGATAAAATGAAGCGTGATGTTATGGGTAAATTAACAGGTGCAAGAGGAGAAAAAGTTATTATTGCTTTTAACGCTAATGCAGAATCTAAAACTACAGTAGAAGATTTACCTTTGAACGATGCACCAGCGCATTACGAGTATTTAAGTAAAGAATGTTTTGATAAGTTAATTGTAGGACATAGAGTTACTTCACCTATGTTATTAGGAATACGTTCTGGTGATGGGGGGTTAGGTAACAATGCAGACGAAATAAAGACTGCTACGCTATTATTTGACAATATAGTTATAAAACCATATCAATTAGAAATAATAGACGCTATTAATGAAATATTAGCTGTTAATAATATATCTTTAAAACTTTACTTTAAAACAATACAACCTTTAGAATTTGTTGATGTTTCTGGAATGAATGCAGAAACAATAGAAGAAGAAACTGGAGTTAAAATGTGTTCACATAATTTAGCAAGTGATTCTATTGCTGATTTGTTAATTGAAAAAGGAGAAGAATTAAGCGATGAATGGTTTTTAATTGACGAAACAGAAGTTGATTATGATACTGAAGAAGAATTAGATTCTGAAATAAATACTTTAAATAATAAAAAGAAAAGCGCATTATCTAAAATGTGGAAATTTATAACTTCTACAGGTACTGCAAAACCTAATATTAAAAGTCCTGAACAAGATGCTGTTATAGATGGCGTTCAATTTATTACAAGATATAAATATAGCGGGGATTTAAGCGGGGAACGTGAATTTTGCAGTAAAATGTTACGTGCAGATAAAATATATCGTAAAGAAGATATTGTTGCAATGGAAACACAAGTAGTAAATTCAGGTTTTGGAAAAGGTGGTTCTGATTCTTATGATGTCTGGTTATACAAAGGCGGAGCAAGATGTAACCATAAATGGTTGCGTAGAACTTATGCTAATTTTGATGGTGTTAAAATAGACCCTACAAATCCAAACGCTAAAGCTATTAGTGCTGCAACTGCTGAAAAATATGGTTATAGAATCAGAAACGATAAAGAAGTTTCAATGAAACCAAGCGATATGCCTACAAAAGGTTATACACAAAAATATTGGGATAAAATGGGATATACAAATTAATAAAAATGGCAAAAGCACTCTTTATAACAACAAACGATTTAGTTAAATATACTATTTTAAATGGTAACGTTGACCCTGATACATATACACAATATATATTTCAAGCTCAACAAGTACATATCCAAAATTATTTAGGTACTAAATTATATAATAAGATTAACGATGGAATTGTAGCTGGTAATTTAGCAAGTCCATATACAACGCTTTTAAGCGACTATATTAAAATGATGGTAGTACATTGGACTATGGTAGAGTTTTTACCTTACGCATCTATTAAAATAAGCGAGAAAGGTGTATTTAAACATAGTTCAGAGAATAGTACTGCGGTTGATAAAACTGAAATAGATTTTTTAATTGAAAAGTCACGTGATACGGCACAAAGTTATACAAATCGTTTTATTGATTATATGACTTTCAATCAAGTTTTATTTCCTGAATATAATTTGAATTCTAATGCAGATGTATACCCAGATAAAGACGCAAATTTTTCAGGATGGGTACTATAAAAGAAACGTATAAACCAAAAGAAACTAATGTTAAAAAATTAGAAATCTTTTTAAATAAATTAGAAAAGAAAAATGGCGAATAATATAGACTGGGGTCAAGGAGCAAACAATAATACAATAGGATGGGGTCAAGGTGCGTTTAATAATAATATATCTTGGGGTAAATCACATTACACAAGCAATAGTGGAGAAACAGATATTGTAGGAAACGAAGGTGGGATAGTAACTAATTTTAAAGATAGAATATTATTAGATACAGGTATATTTGAAGCACAATCTTGCTTACTAACTATATTAGAAAATTTAGATGTTAATATTGTTATTCCTGATACACCTCCTGCTCCAACAGTTTATTCATTTAGTGTTTCCGAATGTTGTGGTAGTTGTGAAGCAACAGTATATTCATCTTCTCCTTCAATAATAGTTGGAACTGCTTTATATACTAACATAGGGTTAACTACAGTATTTACAAGTGGCTGCCCTACAATAAGAGTAGGCGTATGTCTACCTATTGAAGAGGGAAGTTTTGCTGATGATGGGTTTACATTAAACGGTTCAGGTGTAGTTACGTCTATAAATCAATTTGTAAACTGTCAATAATTAATTAAAATAAAATAATATATAATGAGTTTATTAGATAAAGCATCGTTAATAGTAACGCCAAACGCATATAAAGCAAGTAAGTTATATTCAGTTGTTCCTAATACCACATTAGGAGATATGAATGTAGTTCGCGCTACAACAGCAACAAGGGTAAATAGTTTAGGATTGATTGAAAGTTTAGCAATTAATGTTCCTCGTATTGATTACACAAACGGAAATTGTCCGAGTTTATTGGTAGAACCACAAAGAACTAATTTATTAACTCAAAGCAATAATTT